GATCCGGCCACGCCGGCGGACGACGGCAAGAGGTTGACGATCGTCGCCGCCACGGCGAACGCCCACACCGTGGACAACAGCGCCGGCAGCGGGTTCAACGGCGGCGGTGCCGGGTCCGACGTCGCGACTTTCGGCGGCGCCGTCGGCGACAGCATGGAGCTGGTCGCTCTGGGAGGCCTCTGGCATGTGCTGCGGCTGACCAACGTCACCCTGGGATAACACCGCGCGAGCGGCCATAACGAAGAAAGGAAACATCCATGAAGGCTCCATTCCCGATTACGCCGATTCTGACGGCGATCGCGATCGCGTACCGAAACGTGCGCCTGATCGCGGACGAGGTTCTGCCGCGAGTCCCCGTGGCCAAGCAGGAATTCAAGTACCGCACCTATGCCCTGAGTTCATCGTTCACCGTGCCCAACACCCTGGTGGGCCGCACGTCGCGCCCCGGGCAGGTGGAGTTCGGATTCACTGAGGTAACGGCCGCTACGCGCGACCACGCCCTCGAGGATCCGGTTCCTCAGGCGGACATCGAAAACGCCCCACAGGGCTACGATCCGATCAGCAGGGCCGTGGAGGGGATCACCGATCTGATCCTGCTTGACCGTGAGGTGCGCGCGGCCGCCCTGGTCTTCAATCCCGGCAGCTATCCCGCTGCGAACCGGGTGCAGTTGGCCGGCGACCAGCAGTGGGACGATCCCGCATCCGATCCGATCGAGGACATCACCCGCGGCCTCGATAGCCTGGTCATGCGTCCGAACATCATGGTGCTGGGCAACGCGGTGGCCACGGCCCTCCGCCGGAATGTGCAGATCCTCAAATCCTACAACGGCACCTTGGGCGATTCCGGCATCGTCCCGCTCGAGTTCATCCGCGATCTGTTCGAACTGGATGCCGTGCTGGTGGGCCAGGGCTGGGTGAATGCCTCCAAGGCCGGGCAGCCGGTGACGCTGTCCAGGGTGTGGGGAAACCACGCCTCCCTGATCTACCGCGACTCGCTGGCCGGCACTCAGGATCGGACCACTTTCGGCATAACAGCCCAGTGGGGCGACAGGGTGGCTGGCAACATCGAGGATCCGAATATCGGCATGAGGGGCGGCCAGGTCGTCCGCGTCGGCGAATCGGTAGCCGAGCTGGTGACCGCCTCCGATCTGGGCTACTTCATCCAGGACGCCATCTAACCGGATACGGCGGGCGCCGCTGCCTGACCTGGCGGCGCCCGCCCGCCACACACGGAGGAGACAATGAAACAGTATCGTGCCGTCTGCCTGATCAAAGGGCTGAAGGGCAAATACCTCGAGATCGGAGCGTGTGTCGACCTGGATGAGGCAGCTGCCAGGCCATTTCTCAAATCAGGGTCCCTGGTCCCGGCGGCTCCAGCCCCTCCGGCGTCGCAACCCGATGGACCACCGGCACCCGAGCCCAAGAATGAGGCACCTCCGGCCCGCAAGCCTGGCCGACCCAGCAAGGCGGGAGCGCGATCGTGACCTACTCCTTCCCCGGAGAGGACGAAGATCTCGATGCAATGCTGGACGATTCACCGCACCGAATCACCGTCAGTGGAGCCACCCACCCCTGCTTCTATGAGCTGCGGGGCGAGCTGGGGGAGGAAGCCGGGGGAGCGGCAGCCCAGGTCCTGCAGATGGAGGTAGCCACAGTGAAGGCGGAGCATTTTCCCGACATCGACGAGGGATCCAGCGCGTCCATTTCCGGGCCGGGCTTGTCTCAGGATTACACGGTGCTCCGCATCATGCAGGTCGGGTCCATGACGGAACTGTTCCTGCAGAGGGCCTGACATGGCTGACACCTATGTCCAGAAGATCATCAGCGCGATCTCCACGCTTATGGCCGCGGCCGGGAAGCCGGCCAACCTGGTGGTGTCAACCTCCCGGGTAAAGCCGGCCAGTGCCTCAAAGCTGATCGTGGTGGCTCCCCTCCTGGACGCGCCGGCCCGGGAAGCCACCAGCAGGAATCGTGAGTATCTCGGGGTGCGGCGCCTGCTGACAGTGGGATTGCTGTGCCGAGTATCGGGGATGGATTCGGACAATGAGGCCCTCAGAAAATGGGTCATTTCTCAGCTGTTCAAGGATCAGACACTGGGCGGCCTGGCCTCGTCCATATCCGAGGGAGAGACGGAATGGCAGGGAGAAATGGATAGCGAGAGCGATTACAGCATCGCTGTCATGCAGATCGTGGTGGAGTACGCGCGGCCGAAAAACAGTCTGGAGTACGTCGCCCAATAGGCGGCCTACTCCGTGATTTTATGCAGTGATTTTGGAAGGAGAAGCAAATGAAACTCGCTCCGAGCAGTGAAAACCTTCTGTTGGGCGCCGGCAATGTGTACTTCGACCGGTTCGACTCCAACAATGCCTCTACGGGATTGCGCCACCTGGGCCTCGTGGATAGCTTCGGCATCACGCATAGCGTGGAAACGGTGGAGAAGAAGAACGCCATGGACGGGTCCAAGGCGACCTATGCCGAGGTCGTGACCGGCAGCGCGGCGGAACTGGCGATGGTCTTGACCGAATTCACGCCCGAAAACCTCGCCCTGGCCATGATGGGCGTGGATGGGGTATTCACCCAGACCGCCAATGCCGCCGTGACCGATCAGGCCGTGGGACCGGCGGCCGCGAGCGTGAAGCTCGATGTCTGGTACGACATGGGCTGCCTGAACCCCACCGTCAGCGCCGTGAAGCAGGGCGCCACCACCCTGAATCCGGCCGCCTACGAGCTCAAAGCCGAGGCCGGCATGATCCGGCTTCTGTCGAGCTACACGGGAGTGGACAAGGGAGTCGTGTCCACAGCCATCACCTGGAGTGGGAGTGTCCCCGCGATCGCGGCGGCAGACAAGAAGCAGCTGGTGTATGGCCTGGCCTCAGGGACCATCAAGGGCCGCCTCAGGTACATCGCCGCCACCAATCAGACCCAGGGTCCCCGCATGATGGTGGACGTCTGGATCTGCGGGCTGACTCCGGACGGCGAGCTGGGATTCATCTCCGAGGACTTCGCCGCCTTCAACCTGAAGGGCAAGGTCTATGCGGACACCAGCAAGCCCGCCGGCCAGCAGTACTACCGTGCGCTTTACCTGTAGGGCTGATTATTCCTTGAAGGCTTTCTCAATAGCGGAAAGCAGCAGGAATGCGGCTACAAAATAGGCGATCGTCATCATTGCGTACATGGAAGCATGGATCGCCTGCATCGTCAACAACTTAGTGAGCGGTGACGCATGGCTCAAGTTTTCAAAATCGATGGAGCGCTCTACCGCATGGTGGAGCGCTCCACGCTCGCGCAGGATTTTTACGTGATGCGACATCTCCGCGCCGCTGGCCTCGCGAACTGCACGCCGAACGCGGGCGAGAGCGCGCAGGATTTCGCCATGCGGCTGATCTCCACGGTGGTCGAGCGCGGCGCTCCCATCGAGCTTCTGGCTGGCCTGCTGCTGCCGGAGGGGATCCCCGATGAGAAGTGGAGCCCGGAAACGGCGGCTTCCACTGCGGCGCTGCTCAGCATAGTCACGGACCCGGCCGACAAGGCGGAGATCCAGAAAGTGCTGGTCGCGATCATTACGGATTTTTTCCGCGAAGGGCTGCGCTCCTCGCAGCATTCCCGCATTGTTTTGCGCGGAACGAGGACGCAGCCCAGAAGCGGCAGAGTAAACGCCGCGCAGCTCGCGACCACTACCTCACGGACTTCGGCGAGTGGGGCGAGGTGGTACGCGCGCTTGCCGATCATCAGGTCGATCGCTTCAGCGCGGTAATGCAATGGCCGGTGGCCGAGGCCCTGGCCGCGTATGAGGCGCTGCTCAGGCGCGATGCGCAGCAGGCCTATTCCGTGGCATACCTGGCATGGATCGTTGCCGCCGCGGCCGGCAGCAAGGCGAAATGCCCGCGGCGGCCGGCAATCCTCGAAGGATAGGAAATGTCGAATACTCCCGATGTCCGAGTTCGACTGAGCGCAGAAGGCGTCGCCGAAGTGGTGAAATCCTTCAAAAGCGTCCAGGAGGCGGCTGCCAAATCCAAGAAGGAGGTAGGCGGCGTCAGCGACATCGCGGCCAAGGCCAAAAACATCCTGATCGGATTGGGCGCAGTCAAAGCCGTGAACATGTTTGTAAACCTCGCCAAACGATCGATGGATCTGGCGGATGGACTCGGCAAGCTCACCCAGAAGACAGGCAACAGCGTGGAGATGCTGAGCACGTTGTCGTTCGGGGCCCGGACCGCGGATGTCGCGCAGGAGTCCCTGAACAGCAGCCTGATGAAATTCTCCCGCGCGATGGATGAATACGATCAGGGGGCAAAGGAAACACGCGATGCAGTCAAGGGATTGTTTGGCGATTCCAAGGCGCTCGTAGGTCTCAACCAGGATGAGCGCTTCCTGAAGATTGCCGACGCGCTCGGCAAGCTCGAGCCCAGTGCGAAGCGCACCGGTACCGCAATGGCGATGTTCGGCCGCGGAGGCGCCGAGCTGCTCCCGCTCATCGATGACCTTGCAGATGGCGGGTTCGAAAAGCTGCGGGAAAAGGCCGAGGCAATGGGGCTGGTAATCGATACCGATCTTGCCCAGGCGACCCAGCGCGCCAACGATGCGCTTACGGATCTAAATAGCATTACCGAAGGCGCGACCATGCAATTCACCACCGGCTTCGCACCCGCGCTGGCCGACGTCACCGAGGCTATGGTTGAGGGCCTGACTGGCCAGGGCGTGGAGGGCTTCCGGACGCTCGGCGAATATGCGGGCAAGATCCTGAAGGGCATCGTGGTCGCCGTCATGGCCGTGGTCGGCGGTATCCAAAAGGCGATCCACGGCATCACCATTTCCGCCATCGCCCAGTGGCGCCTGGTGGATGATCTCCTGCATGGGCGGTGGAAAGGGGCGTGGGACAGGTACCAGGAAACTGTCCGGACCGGGATGGAATCGTTCAATCGCGAACTTGAAGAGCGCTACAAGAAGATGTTCATTGCGCTCGACGGCGGCGCTCCCAAGAAGGACAAACCCAAGCGCAACCAGGAAGTCAGCGAGGACCTCGAGGCGCAGCGCGTCGCAGAGAAGGCCGCAAAAGAGCGCGAGCGGCTGGCAGAAAAGCAGCGCAAGGCGGATATGGAACTGGCGGCCGCGCGGCTGGACTACGATGCGAAGATCGCCGGCGCCGAGGCAAAGGCCGAGGAGGCCGCCGCCAAGGAGCGCTTCGAACAGGGACTCACATCCCTGCGCGACTACTACGCCGAACGCACCAGGATAGCTGAGAAGCAGGGGCAGGCGGAGGCCAGGGCCCTCTATGACAAGGTCGTGGAGTTGCAGTCCGCGCAGCTCGGCAAAGATGAGCTGCAGGCGGAGCGCGACGCAAAGATCGTGAAGGCCTCGGCCGACTACCAGGTGAAGATCCTGGAAAACGAGGCCGAGCTGAAGGCGCTGCGCACCGAAGAAGCGAAAGAAACGAAAGAGCTGGAGGAGCAGTCTCTTGATTTCGAGAAGAGGATCCGGGAAGCCCAGATGGGCCGCTTCGCAGCCGCCCGGGCGGAGATCGACGCCCAGGCCGAGGCGCTCGATGAGATATTGAAAAAGCAGGGCGTTTCCGCCGGCGATCGCGCTCAACGGGTGGGAGAATACCGTGAGGCCGGATACCAGCCCATCGACTTCGAAGAGCAGGCGTCCACCGCCTCGGCGGCCCTCGAGCAGATCGACTCCCGCCGGCGCGAGATCGCCCGCCAGGTGGCATCAGGTCAATTGTTCGCCTTCCAGGCTGAGCAGGAAATCATGGCCCTCGAGCAGGAGCGCTTGCCTCTCCTCCGGCAGATCGCCGAGGCCATGCGCGCCGCGGCCATCACTCCGGAGCAGGTCCAGGCGGCAGAAGACTTCCAGGAGCAGATTGAGGAACTGGCGCTGAGCAGCAACAAGGCGGCGCTCGAGATGGGCCAGTTCAAGCAGGATGTCGAGGGCGCGCTCACCAGCAACCTGACCACGTGGCTCTCCAGCAGCATCAATCAGGCCGAGAGCTTGGGGGATGCGTTTCGCTCGCTGGCGCTGTCGATCGTCCAGTCCCTCCAGCAGATCGCCGCCCAGATGCTGACCAACCTCATGATTCAGAAGATGCTCGGATTCGCCGCGGGCGCTGTTGGGGGAGCCTCGGCTGGCGGGGGAGGCGCGGCAAGTGGACCAGTAGCAGTGGCATCTGGAGGCCTGATCCGTGGCCCGGGGACGGGGACCAGCGACAGCATACCGGCCCGCCTGTCCAACTTTGAATACGTGGTCCGCGCCGCGGTAGTGAAAAAGCCTGGGATGCTGGAACTGCTGAATACCATGAATTATGGGACCCCCGCCATCCGGCGTCGCGCCGGGGTGCGTTTTGCAGACGGCGGCCTGGTGGATGCGCAGGCCGGAGGCGGATCCGGGATGAGCGCCGGTCTCACGGCCACCCTGGGTTTGGATGAGGGACTGCTGCTGAAAAAACTCGAGGCCTCCCCGCAATTCCACCGGGTCTTTGTGCGGATGGCTCAGAGCAACCAGAAGGCGATGCGCCAGGCATTGGGAGGATAGGCATGAGCGTTATTACAGGTACCGCCTCGGATGTCCCGGACCTCTTAGTGAAACTGGACGCCTTTCTGACCAAGGGGCACAGCCTGGAACTGGCATATGCTGGCGCTGGTGATGGCCGGATAACGGGCCTGATAGGAACACCAGCTAGCGTGCTCGAGGAAATCGAAGTCACATTTTCCGATGCAACAAACTTTGCCGTAACCGGAACTGTATCAGGGGCCCTTGGCGCCGGCACCGTTGGCACCATCTTCACAAGCACTGTTGCGAGTTTTACTATCACAGCCGGGTCCACGCCCTGGGGCGCGGGTGACACCATCACCTTTATGATGACCCCACCATGGGAGCAATTGAGGGCCGCAAATCTCGGCACCGGTATAGACGAATATATCTGGAAGGCCCCGGGTAATGATGGCGCGAGCTCCATATATGTTGGCCTGAACCGCTTTACGAATGCAACAGGCGACTATGACAACCTGAGGCTTCTCGGCGCTACCGGATACGATGCCGGCCAGACATTCGCAAATCAACCAAACTCGTGCTCCAGACCGATACTCCCCCTATTGAGATCCGGGAGCATGCCCTTCTGGTTCATCGCATCAGGGCGAAGGGTAATCATTGCTGCCAAAGTGAGCACCGTTTACGAGTGTGCCTATTTGGGCTTGTTGCTACAGTACCAGAACCCCAATCAATACCAATATCCGCTTGTAGTGGGCGGCAGCATGTCCTGGGATACCGAGCCCGCAGCAACCTCTGTCAATTGGCGCTGGAGCTATCAGAGCGAGGTTCACAGGGCATTCCCGCTATCAGGCTATGACTCCAGTAACACACACAATCGGCACCAGCTGCGCTACCGCAACCCTGCAGGAGTTTGGATTGGCGCAACCATGAAATCATATAGCGCATCTTACTCGCCTATTGGGTACATATGGCCGTATTGGGGCATGAATGACATGCGGCCAAATCTTGATGGCAGTTATCCATTGTTTCCAGTGGTGTTGCATGAGGATTTTCAGCATACCTTTGTCTCCGGACAAGTAGATGGAGAGCTCGAAGGCGTCTTTGCCACAACCGGGTATGGCGCCGCAGCCGAGGATCTCATTACAGTCGGACGCAAACATTTCCTCATAATGCAGAACATCTACCGTACCTCCAAAGAGAACTATTTTGCCTTAGAACTCATGTAAGGATAACTTATGGCCTATCAAACCGGTCAGTTCACGGATCCAGTGGATTTGCTTCAAAAATTGATCACATTTTTGCAGAGCAATGGCTGGACCGTGAATATGAATCAAATTGTTGGTTCGCACTGTCGCGCACATATTCAAAATGCCGATGTTTGCATAAATCTGTTTGCCGCCGTAGGAAACGCTTCAGGATATAACCCCTGGGCCTTTAACCTGTACACTAGTCCATCAGTAAGCAGTGGAGCACTGCATCTATATGCGAGCTCTGGCTATGACAGCGGAGCGGCATGGAACAATCAGCCAGGCAAAATTCTTGGGTATAACTCCTCAAATGCTATTGGATCGGCGATGAAATTGATCGAATCCGGATCCAACACGTTTCACTTCTTCCTCAATGGCAACAATGTAACCGTTGTGGCGGAAAGAGTATCCGGGTTCTGGCAACATCTCGGCTGGGGATCGATTCAAAAGGCCGGCAGCTATACCGGCGGCCATTTCTTCTTCGCAACCTGCCCTGGCTATAGAGTTTATGCTTCTGAGTCAGATGCCTCAGCAAAAGTGCCTATGGGACACGGCACCACCCAAGGCTATTCATATATGAGCAGCGGATTTGTTCGGGCTGATGTTGATAGCTATGTAGACAGATGGATCAATATTTCTGATTCTGGAACTCAAACATATTTCTATGGCACAACAGGCCGCAACGCCTACAGTAGTGGAAATGGCGGCGTCACCCCTCCAAATTCAATAGCCGGTAACAACGGTATATCGGAACGATCCACATCGAGCGTGACAGGGCAGATCAGTCTGCTGCCCGTCAGAATATTTGCGGTGCGTGATACGTCCCCAGGCGGTTGTTCGCTGCTCGGAACGGTGCCAGGGATCTTTGACTGCCAACATGGGTACTCCGCCGGCACGATAATCTCTATGGGAGCAGATAACTACGTGCTGTTTCCAAACTTCGCGGTGCAGAAGGTAGTTTAATCATGACCAATTTTGCGGGAGCCACATATCCCAATCAAGCAGCGATAACTCCTGCATTAGACCTTATATCGCTGGATCTTTCCCGATTCTATGGCTCCATATTTGCTGCATACACAGAGGATTTCACAGATAGCGCTGTTTATGGGACCCAAAGTGGAAACGCACTGGCGTCTCAAGAGCCAATGCAGCTGTTCAGCGCCACCCTGCACGAATCAGGTGGCCAGGAACTATTTGGCAAAATCATTGTGACCCCGAGGTCCAAGGATTGCGGCTTCGTGTTGGCCGATATCACCTGGCAGACCAATATCTGGAACACCCACAAAAATAGAATATCAGTCCTCACCGGGGTCGATATCCAGGACAGCGGAAATGTCAGCGTGGACAATCCTCTTGGATACCCTATTGCGTTTGGACCGTTTCAGGCCCGCGACTTCCTTACCATTGTCCCGAGGGACGGGGATGCAATAATTCAGGCGATTCTGACATTTGTCATGACCGGTGAGCTGGGCACCGACGTCATTATCACCGGGCGCCGCATTGTGGTCTTTCCCGCAGAGCCGAATTGGTCTGAGCCGCCGAAGGAGCGTATCCAATTTCTGACGGATATTTTATCTGCCTATTCCGGCGCAGAGCAGCGCATCGCTCTGCGGAAGAAGCCGCGGTTACATCTATCCTACCGGATTTTGCCAACAGACCATAAAACCGCAGTATCCCTGGACGCGCTGCTTTTCGGGCATCAGGCGCGAATGTTCGGAGTCCCGTTTTGGCCGGATGCCATCAAAATCACCGCAGCCACCGATGCCTTCACCAGCCTGATCCACTGCAACACCGTGGACCGAAAATTCATCCCGGGCGGGATCGTGGTCCTTTGGCGGGATCCGTTCATCCACGAAGCGGCGACAATTCTGAGCGTGGCAGCCGATAGCATTACCACCACCGCCCCGCTCAACAGTTCCTGGCCGGCAGACGGGTTCACTTATGCAATCCCGGTGCTTACCGGCCGCTGGGATGGGGACTCCAGGCAGGATCACATATCGCCATCGGTATCGTCCCTCGAGGCGGCGTTTCAATGCGATGCGGCAGCAGATGTTTCTCCGGTGTCCCCGAGCCTGGTCTATGGATATGATGTGCTCGATATTCATCCCAATGCCTCCCGGGATCGAGCGACAGAATATTCGCGCAACAGCCAGATCATCGATTACCAGACCGGCCCATCCAAAATATTTGATCGAAGTGGGGTGGCCCTGGGCCTGATGGATGGATATTTGTGGACCTTGTTGGATCGAGCGCAGATCGCCGCATTCCGAGCATGGTACGCACTCCGCAAGGGACGTCAAAACCCCTTCTGGATTTCCAGCTGGCGCCATGATCTGATCCAGGCGGCCACATTGGAAGCCGGAAACGTCAACCTGGTCATCGAAAAAACCGGCTATGCCAAATACCAGTTCCCCCATCTTGCCCGGCGCTATCTCTGTTTCCACATGCTGGACGGCAGCGGGATCCAGTACTACAGGAAAATCGACTCGGCCAGCGAGGGCGCCACGACCGAAACACTGGTGCTTTCCAGTGCCCTGAGTGCGAGCGTGGCAATCCCCGCCGGCGGATGCATGATCTCATTCCTCCGCCTGGTGCGGCTGGATACTGACGAGCAAGAGCTGACCTGGCATAGCCGGGATGTGGCCGAGACAATGCTCGAGCTGGTGGAGCTGCCCCTGGAGGTCCCGGCATGAGCTATGACGGCAAAGAGCAGAGCGTGAGCAGCGGCCAGCCCTTCGAACTATACCTTTTCCAGACACATGATCAGGTCTGGAGATTTACCAGCGCAGATGAGGAAAAAAGCTTTCAGGGGACTGCCTACCGACCGCAGGTCGTCAGTCGAACAAATACATCTGCGAGCTCGGAGGTTAAAGGGGGCCACATAAAAGTGGTTATCCCGAAGGACCATGCAATCGCACAGCTATTCATCGCCTTCATCCCCAGCACCCCGCTTACCCTGGTGATTTACCGTGGGCATGATGGTGAACCTGAAAGCGAGATGAAGGTGGCCTTCACCGGCAGGGTATTACTCGGGCGGTTTACCACGACCGACACGTGCGAACTCGACTGCGCCCCTGATACAGAGATCCTCAAACGCAACATTGCCACAGCATGCTTTCAGCGGCCCTGCAATCGCATTCTCTTCGACATTGGATGTGGGCTCGTCAATTCAGCCTGGCGAGTGGCAGGTACGGTACAGGAGATCAGCGCGGATGGACTCACGGTCACCATCGCCTCCTGTGCAACGAAGCCAGATGGATGGTTTAACACAGGCCATCTGGAGCGTGGAGTGGATAGACGGATGATTGTGTCCCACACAGGATCCCAGATCACCTTGATTCACCCCATGCAGGGATTAGCTGAAGGGGCCGCGGTGTTCGTTTATGCCGGCTGCGACCATACCTACTCCGGACCGAACGGCTGTACCACCAAGTTCAACAACGGAGGCAACTTCATGGGTTGGGAATGGATTCCATCCAAAAACCCGTTTTCATCTGGGCTGGGGTAGAACGATGCTTTGGTGGGTCACGCTGTTAATTTATGCCGGAACCGTAGTGCTCTCCGGTCTGCTCCAAAAAGCGCCGAAGGTCAAGGCCTCCGCACTGGGAGACATGCAGATCCCCACGGCCGAGGAAGGCCGGAGCCTGCCAGTCATCTGGGGCACATGCTGTCTGAAATCCCCCAACGTGGTCTGGTATGGCGACTACAAGGTGCAGGCGATCAAAAAGAGCATGGGCATCATGGCATTCGGGCGCACCTATACCGCCGGCCACAGATACTACCTGGGGATGGACCTTGGACTCTGCCATGGCCCCGTGGACGCCCTGGTGGATATCCTGGCCGGCACCGGGGAGGACCTGAAGCATATCAGCTTTTCTCAAAGCGCCAATCCGGACGGTAGCCGGGCTGTAACGGTAAACGACCCGAACGGGTTTGGAGGAGACGACAAAGAGGGTGGCATTTCTGGCCCCGGAACCTTTTACCCCGGAAACCAGACGCAAGGCAGCGACCCGTACATGAGCGGCCGGATCGGCATTACCTACCCAGCCTATCGGCGAATCTGTCATGTCGTCTGTAACCAATGGTATTTGGGCACCAGTCACTACATTAAAAACCTGGCTTTTGTGCTCCGGCGCTGCCCTTCAAACCTCGGATTGACCAGCGCTCAAACAAATATCGGCGGCGATGCGAACCCGGCAGAGATCATCTACGAATGCCTTCGGGGAGATTGGGGCCTCGGCTTCCCCGCAGCGCGCTTCGACTCCGCCTCCTTCGCGGCCGCAGGCGCAACTCTCGCCAGTGAGGGTTTTGGCATGAGCCTCCAGGCGGACAGTCCGCAGCAGGCCGACAAGGTCATTGAGACCGTATTGCAGCACATCGACGGCGTCTGTTACATCGATCCGAGCACTGGGCTTTGGACCCTGAAGCTGATTCGTCCGGATTACGATCCGGCGGCCGTCGCGGAATTTGACGATGACGACATCGCCGAGTGCGAATTCTCTCGCGGTTCATGGGAGGATACCCTGAATGAGGTAAAGGCGACCTACACGGACCGCAGTAAATGGAAACAGGGGATGGTGCAGGCCCAGGAGCCAGGCAACTTCGCGTTACGAAACGGCGAACTGTCCACCCAGACGGTAGATTTTCCTGGCTTCTCAAATGCTACCGTCGCGCAAAAGGCCTGCAATCGCGAGCTATGCACCGGCAGCTACCCGATCGGCAAGGGACGAATCAAGGTGAATCGCAAGGCCTGGGCCCTCCGCATAGGTAGTCCATTCAGGTTGACCTGGCCGCCGCTAGGAATCACCGATATGTGCGTCCGGGTGACCAGCATCGATTACGGAAATCTGACCGACGGCATGATCGAGGCCGAAATAGTGGAGGACGTTTTCTCTGCAAATTACACCGCCTATAGCGCCCCCAGCGGGAGCATCTGGACGGATCCGGTGGGTGATCCTGTGGCGCCAGCGGCCCAATTGGCGCTCGAAGCCCCTTATCAGATGCTGGATGGAGTGGTTCCCCCCCGCGTCCTGGTGGGCGCCGTGCGCGCCGACGGCAGCAGCGAGGGCATCCAGGTGTGGGTAGATGAGGGATCCGGATATATGCAGACCAACGAAGTGCCCTACTTCTGCTCGAGCGGGCTTCTGCAGTCAGCCTACTCCAGGAAGACGGCGCCCCTGGACGCCACAGGGTTTGTCCTGGCCGGCATGGATCTCGAGGACCTGGTCAGCACGGACGCCTCCGGCAGGGACCGCGGAGACAACCTGCTGTATTTTGCGGACACCGGAGAAATCTGTGCCTGGCAAACGGTGACCAACAATGGAGACGGTACATTCACGATTGCGGGAGTCGTGCGCGGAGTCTATGACACGGTTCCCACCGATCACCCGGACGGCTCCAGGGTGATATTCATCCGCAATGGCGGAGCTGACTTGCTGACAGATTATCGTGCCAGTGTGATTCAAGGATAAGTATGATCTGGAGATTGGATTGAACCTCAAACTACTCCCCTTCACGGGGAGATCAACAGTAGCCATCGCCTCTGTGAGCCCGGTTTCCATTACCCCGGGAACACGGGCGCAGAATCCCTATCCACCCGGCAAGGTGCAGGTGAACAGCCAGTACTGGCCCGATGGCGGCTATCTGGGCGCTGTGGACGTTGTGCTTACCTGGGCTCATCGGAACCGACAATCCCAGGCGGGCTGGGCTGTTGTTACCCAGGATGCTGCCAGCGTTGCCGCCGGGCCGGAAGGGACCTACACCGTGGCGGTCCTGGTGGGCGGCGTCGTGAAACAGACCCAGACCGGGATCACGGGCACCAGCTACACCTACACCCTGGCGCAGCGCACCCTGGACGATGTAGACCTCACCAAGCCCGTGCAGTTTCGCATCACGCCCGTAAATGGCTCCCTGAGCGGCCCACCCCGCACGACCGATTCATTCATCATGCAGGCGGCGCCGTAATGCTGATATCAACCATGGCGCCCCGCGCCCCAATATTCCCCGGAGAGATCATGTCGCAGGTTTCAGAATTCCAGGTCCTCTTATCCCTGATCGCCACCATCGTGGGCGCTGTCACCTCCTACCTCGTCATCCGCGTCCAGCGCGACATGGCAAAACTCAAAGAGCAAATCCTCGAGGGGATCAACGGCAAGTACATCAGCCGGAAAGAACACGACATCCTCGAACGGGAAAACTGCTCTTTTCACAGCAAGACCGACGAGGAAATCCGGGAACGCGGCCGGCAGCATCACATCCTGCACGAGCAGTTCATCGAGTGCCGGGCGAAAAACGCGGGGGCTGGCAGATGAAGCCCACCCGCATAATCATCCACCACAGCCTGACAAAGGACGGTTCCACGGTCTCCTGGGACGCCATCCGCTGGTATCACACCAGGACCAACGGCTGGCGGGATATCGGGTACCACGCCGGCATCGAGCTGATCGGCGGCCACTACGAGGTCCTGATCGGCCGGATGTTCGATGAGGAGGGGGCCCACGCCACCGGACACAACTCCGACTCCCTCGGGATCTGCCTGGTGGGCAACTTCGACACAGCCCCGCCACCGCCGGCGCAGCTGGACCTGGCGATCCGCTTCACCAGGTCGCTGTGCCGGGTGCTGGAGATCCCGGCCACGCGCGTGTATCGGCACTCTGATTTTTCGGCGAAAACCTGTCCCGGGGCGCTGTTCCCCTGGGGCGAATTCATCCGGAGGCTCCAATGACTCACATTTTGACGCAATGCGGAATCCATTTCCTCACCGGGCCGTTCCTCATCGGGGCGGCATGGTGGGCGCTGGTCTACTGGTACGAGCACAACCGAAAATTCCGCTGGTGGATGGAGGACGTGGACCGGGTCATGCTGACCGTAGCAGGCCTGGTCATCGCGGCCGTCGTGACGCAGCGCGAAGCCTATGACCTGTATCTGGGCCGGCAGACGGTCATCAAAACCATCGTGGACCAGCTGTGGTGGTTCGCTGTTGCCGGGTCCTGCACATGGTTCCTTTACCGCATGGTAAAGAAGCTGAGGCGGCGCCAATGAGCCCGGAACGAACCCTTTGGTGTTGGTACCTGGCCGGGGCCCTGGCCGCCCTGGCGTGGAAATTCCTGGCCTATTACCGCGTCGGCCGACGATCGGGTCGGGACTTCCTCGAGATCGCCGACGAGTGGGTCTTCGAGCAGAGCCCTGAAAACGCCGTCTCCTGGATCGCCACTGTCCTGGTGGTCTGGTGCGCCGGCGTGCTGTTCATCGAGGACCTGGCCCTGGCCTGGGTGGCCTGGATACGGCAGATCCCGGCTCACCCCGCATTCGCGGCCCTATTCGGCTACCTGATGGAGTACGGGGCACCCAATGCCTTCAAATGGATCCTGTCCATGACCCCCTGGGGAGCGGCCGAAAAAGGGGGCGGATAGCCGTGCGCTGCGCCTACTGCGGATCACACTTGCATGATCTGGGATACTGCCCAAAAACGTGGGAAGGACAGATAAACCGCGGCCGCCTGTACTGCGAATATTGCCGCGGCCGCGACCACAATACCGACGCCTGCCCGAAAAAATGGGCCGGGCCGCACCCGGTCCGGATCCTGGACGCCGAAATGAGGAGCGAGAATTGATTGCATGGATACTATCACTGCTGTCCAACCCGCTGGCCCGGAAGGTCGTTTTCTACTGCGTCGCTATCGCGGCCATCTTCTTATCTCTCCACTGGTACGGCAATCGGCAATGGCAAAAAGGGGAGATCCAGGGCCGGCAGACGATGGCGCGGGAAATCGAGCGCCAGAAGCGAGCCGAGTGGGAAGCCAGGGAGCGCGACCTCGAGGCCGCCGCCGCCGGCATCGCCGCGGATAAACGCTCCCTGGCGGCCGCCACGGACCAAATCGCCCGGGACCGGGCCGGACTATCCCGTTCCCTCAACGACGCCCTGGCGCAGATCAGGGCCGAAAGGATGCGCCATTATGCGGACGCTGCTGCTACTCCTGACGATCGCGTGTGGGACGACATACGCGCAGTCTCCCGCGAACTCGCCGCTCACCCCTGACGAGGGGCGCCAGGTCCTCGGGCAGCTGCTCGAGCTGGGGAGCTGCCGGGAGGAGTCGGCCGAGCTTTCCGGACACATCGATCGGGACCGGGAGCAGGACGCCAGAGAGCGGGCAACCTGGGAGCGGGCCCTCGAGCTCGAACGCCGCGCCACCGGCCTGGCAGAGCAGGAGCGGGACTTGGCCCAGGAAAAGGCGGATCTATACCAGGACCTGTACCGCGGCGTCACCGGGGGCCCCGGCATCGGCTGCCGGATCCTGCGGGTGCTGACCCTGGGGATTCACAGATGCAGGTGAGGTGAGTCATGGGTGTTCATATCGAGTGGGTGCTAGTCCAGGATTTCACCCTGGCCGGCGAACATCACCGGCTCCGCATCGGCAACGTGCGGCTGGGTGAGGCCCTCGAGGGGTGGCTCGACAACTACCAGGCCGTCTGCACCGTCAGAATCCTGGACGACCGGGCCTATTTCAGCGCCGCGGTCCATGAGCAGGGCCGGCTCGGCTTCGGCCGCGCCCTCCTGGGAGCTCGAGCAGAACTGCGCGCCATCCTGCAGCCACTGGGCGTCAGATGGATGGAATGGGAGCGGGTGAAGGGGGGGAAGGTGCTACCCCGAAGATATCGTGTCTGAAATTCGTATTTTTTTCTTGACATTACCGAACCGCTTCGCTAGGATGTGGCCATAACGAACGCCAATCCAACCTGGAGGAGCGAGATGAAGATCACCGCAACGAATTACGCTGACGCACACATCGTTACCGCCGAGACCATCGATTCAATCAAGAACGCCATCGACGCCCTGGACATCCGTGACGAGATCTCCGAGGGGTGCCAGGTGTGGGCTGCAGGGGACGGCATCATTGTAGTGTGGCCCGATTTCCGCGCGGCCCACAACCCCATGGGCCCGGGGATGGGCAACTCAGTGTGGGGCACCTGGATCGAGGAGGCCCGGGACCTCCTCACCGACGAAGACCAACTCATCGACGAAGACGGCGAGCCGGACGAGACGACCTGGCGGATCCGCCCGTGCGCGGATCTCACCGACCAGGTCTACGTCTATGGCGAGGCGTCGGTTGAAGACGCCGTCAAGGAGTACGTCGATGACGACGTGCGGCGGAACCTGCACCGCCTCGTGCCCGACGCAGAGGAGGCGAAACTGGAGGTGCTCGATTGTTACGGAAACGCCTCGTATGCGACGGTCGGTGGACTCATCCCGGATGGGCACTACCGCTGCTACTACCCGGACACCGGCGCCGATGTCCTGATCGAGGCTGATTCATCCGAGGAGGCCGCCCAGGAGGCGGTCGACGACGGGTGGGCGCGGGACCGGAGCAAAAGGGCCACCGAGTGGGTGACCATGAGGGTCGAGGATGCAGACGGGGACGTGACTCACCACAAGATCCAGCTCGATCCGCCCGAGCCGCCCTGTGAGGACGGCCACGAGCACGAGTGGACCGCCCCCATCGAGATCGTCGGGGGGATCGAGTCCAGCCCCGGTGTCCACGGCCACGGCGGCGGGGTGACCATTCACGAGGTGTGCACCCACTGCGGGACGCACCGCTGGATCGACACATGGGCCCAGGATCCGTGTGACGGGGAGCAGGGGCTCAAGGCCGTCTCGTATGGGGACGGCGAGGAGGAGGACTAGCCGTGCCTGAGCGCCGCAACGCCCAGATCCGCCGGCAATGGTTGATTCTGCGCACCATCGACGATGGCGCCTGGTGGTCCATTGACGAGATCATCGAGGCGGCCGGGATCGGGGACCGTCATAGGCGCACCGTACTGCGGGATATGGAAGTTCTGATGACGGTGTTCCCGATTTCCCGGCGCCAAGGGGACCGGATCGGGAGAACTGTTCGTCCCGGGATCCCGGGATATCTATTCGAATTCCGGCTGCGCAAAAAGCTATTTTCTGGAGGCTCCAATAAATGAAATGTCCGCACTGCGGCGAAAACATCCCCGAGAAGGAAATTGCCAGACACCTGGCGGCGAGGGGCGGGCGGAAAAAATCAGAGGCTAAAGCCGCGGCGGCACGCGCTAATGCGCGGCGCCCGCGGCCCCGCGCGCGGAGAAAAAAAGGCCCTCCGGATGCAGGTGGAAAGAGCGATTAACGCTGCCCCGAGGCAGCGGCCGGGACCTGGAATCGCGCGCAAGAACGGTGGATCAGGGCTTGATCTGTTTAAATTCCTGAATGGATACCTTCCCATCTTCGGATTTGGTCACGCAATTCCACGTCCCCTCTCTATAGGCCCCAAAGTGATTCTTCACATGTGCGGTGGGCTGCACGAGGATTGTGCCGTCCGCACGTGACTCGACATACCATTCCTGAGTAGATCCGATTTTTGCGCCATCAGGATCATGGAGGTTCTTTTGTAGGTAGTTGAGGCAGGCTCCTCGAGCGGCATCTTCTCTTGGCGACTGGCTGATTGGGGTACTGCCAGTCTGCATTCCGGAGCCGGTAAAAAGGCTCACCAAAAAACCCACCAAGCAAATCAGCAGAATGACTGCGCATCCCATCGTTCCGGATGACGTGCGCTTCTTTCCGCAGCTCGGGCACGCCTTCGCATCAGTGCTGATCTGTTGCCCGCATTCCTTGCATTTGACGAGTGCCATGAGCATCCCCTCTGTAAACGTGCACCACTATATCCCAGCTAGGTCAGATGTTGGGTGATCGCCCTTGTCTGATTTGCGGGCCTCGTCGTCCTGGTAGACTATCTTCTTTCCTGACCTGGTCTCTAGGATCGGCAGGGCGGTCCGGACGATATCTTTCCCCAGCTCAAACACGGCCACCTGTTCCGCGCCCTCGGTATCCAGATATCCGATGGTCACGAAATGCCTGCGCTTTTTTGAGAACAGCATAAACAACCCCACAGGACTGATCAGCACCGCGGTAGCCACCGCCGCGCCAACTCGGCGCCCGGCTTTCTGCCCATATTCGATATCAACAAACTGCTTGTAGGGGATTTGGAAAATCTGCTGTCCGTTCGGCCCATATTTGAACCGCATTATGTGCGGCCAGTCCAAATCAAGGTATCCCTTGACCGCCTCTTTAGCCCCCGGAAAATCCTGGTTCCTCGTGGTGCCTCCCTGGTAGGCGGCCTTCTTGCTGTTGAGACCCGCGAACGCAGCAGATGGAATCAACAATGCCAAGATCAAAATCGATGCGATGCATATCCTCATAGAATCCCCCTTTCACCGCTGAAATGTGCGTATTTCAGCCAGATCGGCGAGAGTCGATAGGAGATTAGCAATTACTTATGATGTCGTAAGTCCTTAGTAGGGCAACTGATTCCTTCCACCTGCCGATGATCCAAAGGCGAACCCGCAAATCAAACTGGAGGGATACTCATGCTCTGCCCCTGTTCGCCTGCCGGCATCCACTGTCTGGAGGCTCCATTCCCCGGGAAAAACATCCGCCACTGTAAGCTCTGCAATAAATGGATACTCGCATCAAGGTGGCGCCTGGTGCACCTACCCCCGCCATCCGTGCTTGCTGCGACTGCGCCGGTTTGCGACCCCGACGCTCGGCTCGGGGAGATCGTGGAGTTCATCAGGATCGCCTGATACGCGGCCGGCCTGAACCGCAGCTACGGCACCGGTGTCGGGCTCGGTACCAGTGAGCTGGGCGTAGAAGGTGGCGATATTCCCTGCCAACCAGCCGGCCTGCGGGCTGCCAGTGCACAGGATATATTCGAAGTACTCGTGCAGCTTCTCGTGGGCGGGTTTAATGGCGAGCTTTGTCCCGTCGACTCCCTCGGCCTGTCGCTCATTACTGGGCTTATGCTCTATGGGAAGTAGATCTCCTACCGTGACGTCGAAGGCCTCAGCTATATCCCGCAACGTGTCTGTAGTGGTGTTGCACCCATGCTCAATCCGGTTGATCGTTTCCTTGTTGATTGCGGACTTCCGCTTTCCTCTGGCCTTCTCCCCGAGCTGCTGCTGGCTCCAGTTGCGGCTCCTTCGCAGTTCCCTGATGCGATCCCCGATGCCAATCATGCTGGCATCATAATTTAACGGTAAATCCGTAACAACATCATTTCCTTTAATATCAACAAGATGCCGCACAGGTTAATATATCCGTAAAGAAATTGGTTGACACAGCCGAATATATCCGTACAATACGGATAAATTAGGAAGGGGAAATGATGAATCTGAGAACGGCCCGACGGTTGAAGGACATAACCCAAGCGCAGTTGGCAGAGATGGCCGGCGTCGACCAGACGACCATAAGCGACATCGAGCGTGGTCGGAACAAAAACCCCTCCTGGGAAACCGTTTGTCGCATTGCGAAAGCCCTCGGTGTGGAACCGATGGAGCTGTTTCCAGTTGATGCCCCAGTAGCATAAGGTGAAAAACCAGCCTCCTGATTTAACAGCGGGAGAATTTAACAGGGGTGAATGACGATGTGGCTTCCTGACGGATGGTGGATCATCACCGAGGTAACAAATAAAGGCGTGAGGTTCACCGCCGGCGCGAACGGATTACCGGAAATTGAATCCTCAGCGAAATTTCGTTCAGACCGTGAAGCTACCAGCATGGCGCGAAAGGCTTTGAGATCAATGTCTTACGAAAACCAGGATTCCGGTTGGTCGAAATTTCGCTGTCACGCCAGGCTGCCGGGCCAGACGAAAGCCTTTTGCGGGGCGCGGATCGAGGATAGCCCGAACACCAAGCACGCCTACTCAGAGCAATGCGGGAACTGCCTTCGGATCGTGGAAAGTATGCCCGATCCCGACGAAGCGGAAAACGACATCAAAAAACATTTCCGGTATGTATAGTTTAACAGCGAGAGAAACCCGGGTGTTAACAGCAAAGGAGAAAATCATGCCTGGCAATTTTGGACGAATGACAAGCGACGAAGCACCGCAAAGTCTCAAAGACTTTTGTTTTCCGAAACAAGAACAGAAAGAGGAATCAATTCATAAACATACGCCGGGCCCGTGGACGATTTATAACCACGACGGGACCGATTCCGGACACTACGACGGTTACTTAAAAAGTGACATCCGAGCGGGGGCGGACCTGATACATATTCGCCAATCAAAGGCAGGCAACACATTCCCGCGACTGGCAGCAAATGTCCGCTTGATTGCCGCTGCCCCATCAATGTACGACGCATTATGGGCCATAGCCAACATGCAGGTCC